AGATTACGAACGTGAGGCACGCACTAAAGGCAACCTCGGCTTAGCTGTCAAAGCACTAGAGACACAAGCCAAACTCCTTCGGTTTGAAATGTCCTGAGTCGTTACACTGCCGGCATAGTGCATCAACTGCGTAATGGCACGCACCTACAAACGCGATAGCCGTGGCCGCTTCTCAGGTGGCGGTGGCGGTGGTGGTGGGGGTGGCAAAAGCCGCCCAGCTCCTCGTCAGGTGCAACGTGGCGTTAACCGCCTGACTCGTGACAATGCTGGACGCATCACGAGCGTTGGCGGCAGTGGTGCTACTGCAAGGGGCGGACGTATCAGAACTGCAGCAGGCAACCTGCGGGCAACGGTGACCAGCAAGGCTGGAATGGTGTCACAGGGTCGGCTGACTGGCGCACCGCTGAAAAGCACTATTGGCAAAACCAGCAAGGCAAGGCTGAATATGGGCTTGACACGTCCTGGTAAGCCCGGGCAACGTGAGGCTTATAACGCAGCTAGAACGCAGCTTCGCGCAAATAAACCAGCAGTTAAGCCTGCCACGCGAAAAGAGCAACTAATTGCTGGCTCAAAAAAACGTACAGCACAAGCAGACCGCATTGACGCAAAAGTCAAAAAACTTGAAAATGAATACAGAAGCAAAGATGCGGCTTTTTATACCCAAGGTGTTAAGCCTGCTGGTCGTGACAGAATGATTGCTAAATCACAACAAGCGGCTCAACTGCGCGAGGAATCAGCGGCTTTGCGATCCAAGGCTGCAAATGCTGAAAGAATGGCAAGCAAAATAAAAGACAAACCAGTCAAATCAGCGGGTGGCAACGCTCGCCTTGAAAGAGCAATTAAAAACGAAGCGGCAGGAAGCACAAGCTTTAAGCGCAATCCGAAAGGTTACCAAAAACGAATCACGGCTTTAACGGCCCAAGAAATATATAGAACTGGTGATTTTATGGCAGGAATTACCGTTGCAAAAGCTGCTGGCAAAGGTTTCCGATTGCCCCGAAGCCAAAGAACTACAACGCCTCAGGCTGCCGCAAAGCCATCGACTCCTCCAAAAGGTTCATTTGCCGCCAACAAGATAGAAATGGCCAAAGGCCGCTCGGCAGTTCTTTCCAAGCAGAAGGATTCGCTCAACAAACAGCTCAAGACTGTGAATGCAAAAATCAAGGAAGCTGGGCCTAGCGCTGGCGCCTATCGGCTAGAAAAACTGCAGATTCAAAGCCGGCTCTCGGAGACGCGACTGGCTCTCGGCCAATCCAAAGCGGCAGCTCGTGGCGACACTGCTTCAGTCAATAGGCCAATGGCTGGGGCGCGTGGCAAGGCGCTGAATGCTGAAATCAGCCGCAATGTCGCTCAGCAGAAGGCCACAGCGCGCACGGCTGATAAGGCGCGCAACCGCCAGTTCAAAGCTGAACAGTCAAGGGCTAAGAAACTGCGCGAAACCCACGTCGATGCGCTGGCAAAGGGATACGCCTCTAGAAATCCTGGCCGTACTGCGGCAGAAGTTAAGCGCCGAATTGGCGCCATGGAGCCCCGCGATCAGATTAAACTGTTTAGGCAGTATGTAAAAGAGAACCGTTCTACGGCACGCAAACGCAAATGATCAAGCCAGTCACCACCGCCGTTGGCCGGATGCTCAAACCCAAGGGCAACGAACCACGCATTCACAAGGTTATTGCGGTCAAGGCTGATGGTACGGTGAAAACCGTCATCAATCGGCCTGCGTGAGCCTGATTACTGGCATCTGTGAGCCGGGCAAACTGCTTGGCTTCATGGATGTAGCTACGCAGCAGGACACGACAGAACTTCTCACGCGCATTCGTAACGACCTGCACCCAGGCCAGCTTGCCTTCGTAGACGACAGCAGCACTCAGATCCTTGGCATCTCTGCTGGCTATGGCGCTGGAAAGACCCGTGCGCTATGTGCCAAGGCCGTAACCCTTGCCGCTGCTAATCAAGGCTTCATCGGTCTGGTCATGGAACCAACCGGACCATTGATCCGTGACATTTGGCAGAACGACTTCGAGCAATTCCTTGAGGCGTACGACATTCCATACACCTTTCGGGCATCACCATTGCCTGAGTACATGCTGCACCTGCCAGGCGGTGATACCAAAATCCTGTGCCGATCATTTGAGAACTGGTCACGCATCATCGGCTTAAACCTCGCTTGGGTCTTGGCTGACGAAATCGATACTGTCATACCAAGCATTGCTAACAAGGCATTTCCTAGAATCCTTGCTCGCTTACGCTCCGGCAACGTCAGGCAGTTTGGCGCAGCGTCAACACCTGAGGGCTTCCGCTGGATGTGGAATACCTTTGGCAGTGATGACGCAAGGGCAAGACCTGATCGGCATCTGATCAAGATGCGCACCGCTGATAATCCCCACCTGCCGCCCGACTTTATTGAGCGTCTTGAAGCCAACTACGACCCCAGCTTGCTGCGTGCATATTTAGACGGTGAGTTCGTCAACCTCACCACCGGGCAGGTTTATGACCGCTTCGACCGCACCAAGCACGTACAACCTGACCTGCCTGATACTGACCGCGAACCAATCCGCATTGGCATTGACTTCAACGTCGGCAACATGAGTGCAGTGATCGGCGTTCGCATTGGCAATGGCCTGCTGATCATCGACGAGATCTCCGGCGCCCATGACACCGACGCGCTGGCTGCCGAGATCCGTCGTCGATACGCGGATCGCCGTATTTACATCTACCCAGACGCCAGCGGCGGCAATCGCAGCACCAATGCAACGCAGACCGACATTGCAATCCTTGAGTCCTATGGCATGTCCAACCAATCACCCAGGGCTAATCCTCCCGTTCGTGATCGGGTGGCTGCTGTTCAGGCTCTGCTGGAAAACGGCAAAGGGCAAGTCCGGTTACAGGTCGCGCCGCAATGCAAGAGACTGACCGAGTGCTTGGAGCTGCAGTGCTACACAGACAAGGGGGAGCCTGACAAGGATGCAGGCTTTGACCACATGAACGACGCCTTGGGGTACTTGGTCTGGCGTGAGTTCAATCCGCTGCACGCAGGAGCTGGACGGTCAACGGGCATCAGACTTTACTGACGGCTGGGTTGCAGATACTGGCTTTTTAAGCTATGGTCGCAAATGCCCACCTTTGAGCCTACTCATGCTCGTCGGTCAAGATCTCATCAACAAAGTAAAAGAGCTGAGCGATCTGAATAAATCAGACCTCGTTCGTGAATGTGGTTACGTCAAAAATGACAAGGTATGCTTCACTCAGTTTTATGAGGCGCTCCTTGAAGCCAAGGGGCTGCAGATGAACGTGCCTGGCAAGCGCGGTCGTAGTCTGACCTATAAGACCAAGGTGCAGTTCAACGGCAAGCTCTCCATCGGTGAGGGTTACGTGCAGGAAATGGGTTTTAAGCCCGGCGACGAATTTGAGATCAAAATTGGTCGCAAGTCCGTAACGCTTACTGCTGCTTAAACTGAGCCAAAGCCTGCGCGTATCAAGCTGTGTATAGCGGATACAACTTTTACGACCGCCCGCTAGCTCAGCGGACTGTCACGCAAGTCACCGATCCGAACACGGCATGGTTCGCGCAGGAACCTCACTGGATATTGATAGAGGATCTACTGCAGGGCACTTACGGAATGCGCAAAAAGCATCGCCGTTACCTGCCACAGGAACCACGCGAGCTGGACGAGTCTTATGACAATCGCCTAGCTCGTAGCGTGGTGCCGCCCTTTTATCAGCGCCTTGAGCGCATGATGGCTGGGATGCTAACCCGTAAGCCCGTGCGGCTTGACGACACTGCCGACATCATCCGTGAGCAGTTGTTTGACGTTGACCTGCAAGGCAATGACCTCAACGTCTGGACCTATGAAACAGCCCGCAAGATGGTCCGTTATGGGCACGTTGGTGTCTTGGTGGATGCACCGTCTGATGGGGGTAGACCTTACTGGGTGTCATACACGCCACGGCAGATCCTTGGCTGGCGCACTGAACAGCAAGAAGGCAAACAAGTCCTGACACAGCTCAGGCTGTCAGAGATTGTGACAATACCTGACGGCATCTACGGCGAAAAAGAAGTGCAGC